AAAGAATCCCAATGCTTCTTTAACATATCAAAAAATTCGGGCAATAATGAACCAGACACCCATGCACCAAGTTTTTGTGCAATAGGAACTATAATGTCTACCAAGTTTTTAAGAGCAGGTATTAATGTATCTACAACCCACTTCTTCAAATCCTCAAACATAGGACTTTGCATAAATGCTATAAGGGCAGGAATAGCCAAGAACAAGGCACCCTTTTTAAGCATATCAAAAGCTCCTCCAGCAACAGCTTTCGCTTTATCTTTTGCCTTTGAAGCCATACTACCGATGCCAGACTTTATACTGCCAAGAACATCCAACATCCTTTTAGCACCCCTGCGCTCTTCATTTTGTTTTTCTTTATCTGCTCCACCAGGCTTCATAAAGCCTACTAATTTTGTCAGAGCACTTTTGTTTTGAGTCTGAAGTTTTATTTCATCTTTAGCAATTTTAGCTTCTTCTTTGGCTATCTTTTTATTGTCTGAAATATTAAGACCCATATCTTTCATGGACTTCTTTAAAGCATCGAGTTGTGCTTTTCGTTCTGCTAACGCACCTTCATCTTTCTTTTGCTGAGCTAACTGAGTTATATTGAGGCCGCTGACTTTCATCACCAGTTCTCGATGCTGCTTAACATCCTCTCGTTTCTTCACTCTGACTCGTTTTTCTTGAGCCTTTGCATCCTTCTCAGCTTGTTTCTTTGCAGCAGCCTCTGCTTGTTTCTTTGCAGCCTCTGCATCTTTAGTTTTTGCCGCGTTGTCGGCAGCAATCTTTGCAATCATTTCAGCGCCAGGACCTAATTTTTTGGCCACAGTTTTTGCCGCGTTGTCGGCAGCAATCTTTGCAATCATTTCAGCGCCAGGACCTAATTTTTCGGCCACCTTTTTTGCCGCGTTGTCGGCAGCAATCTTTGCAATCATTTCAGCGCCAGGACTTAATTTTTCGGCCATTTATTATTTACCTTTTTTATGTCCGCTGCCAACATACAAACCAAACCAAGCAGCACCAGCACCTACGATTGTAGATATAAATGCGGCTTGTGCATTTGTTGGATCAGGTAAAGCCATGAACCATTGTGTTGACATCCAAAATATATAACCATAACACACCATCAACAATCTCGGTATCAACCGCAGCGTATCCATAAACCCTGCTGTCTTGTTATACCAAGTTTTACTTTGATCCCAACCCTGTATGGTTACAAAGTCAGCCTTATCAACCTCGTATGTTTTCTCTGTTACTAATACTTGTGTTTCTTTATCAGGCATTTTGATTCTTTTGTCGTTCGTTTTCTTCTTCTATCCACTGTGACAATAATGTTAAATAAATCTCTCTTTCCCAAGGTATCATATTTTCTATTTCAGTTAAACTATATTTGTGGTGTTGCATTAAAGCAAAATTTGTACGCATATAATTTTCTAAATTATTATGGGAAAGAGTTATTAGAAAAAAGAGTTTAGACCCTCCAGGGTTATTTTATTTTGTTTCTTTGTTTTTGGATTTTTAAATTTTACTTCATGTCGTAATCTAGGCATAGTTTCAAAAAATTCTTGAATAAGCTCAAAATGTCCTGTCGTTAAACTATCTAAAAATTCATTTATATCTTTCTCAGTAAAATCTGCACGTTCGTAAACAGTTTCACCTTCTGTTATTTGATTAATACTATTCTTAATAATTCCAAAAACATTTTCTGTACCAGAATCTGAGGATAGGTCCATCATATTTATTTGCGGATATGACATAATTATTCCAACCTCATCTGTTAATTGAATGCTATTAGAATGCCCCTCCGTAAATTCTACATCAACTTCATCCAGATTTACTCGTACATCAGCATAAGTTTCTCCATCATCCTCACACAGAAGTTTCAAATCTACAACCTCCCCCACAGATTTTGCTCGTATTTGTAAAAAGATATATTCTAAATCGAACATGGGAAGTTTCTCAACCTCCACCTTTTCATATGTACAATTGTTAATAATCTGTTTCAATGCTAATAGCATTTCAGAATCTTTTTCAGCTTCCTGTGCCAGTAAAAGAATTTTCTCCTCTTTAACTAGAAACGGTCTATATGTTATTTTCTCCTTACTTGAAGGTATTTCCAACTCATATGTTGGTGTTACTATTTTTGGTAAAGTCATTATATTTTCTCCATTTTATATTCACTTTTTAATCCATCTACGGTATGCAAATTCTACAGACAATTTTTGTAAATCTTGGGCATCAGTTGCAAACTCTAAAGCTGATACTGATTTAGGAAATACTTCCAATAATTCTGCAGTATATGTTACCTGATTTTTATCATTTTTTTGTTTTATAAGTATCGACCCTATATAATTTTTATAATATCCTATAGCAAAAGATTCCGTATCAAAGGACAATGACTGCCATTCCTCAAAAAAACCCTTTTCAGTTAGGTAATCACTGCACAAGAATACAGCGGTTACAGGAGCAAATGTTACATTAAAAACGTGTTCCCTTCCTGGACCTATTCTTATATCATCATTAGAAGATGATACGTTCATTCCTGGAAGAGTAATAGATTCACAACGCATATTTAAAAAATTAGCGGAGTACCCTCCAGTACCTGCGGGAGGTGTGATAGTAACATCATAATTATTCTTCCTAGCAAAACTACCACTGCTCATTAATGAGATAAATTGATTTAGCGCCATTACTATATCATTCTCCTAGATTCCCGCCACACTATAGTTTCTTTAATTCTAGTACCTTTTCGATAAAACTTTTGTACCGGCATTAACATGGCTATTTGCATTTCTTCTTCTGTTATTTTCTGAAAAGGAGATGCCACTTGACTAGCTAAATATCTTTTGACGCACGGTTTAATTTGTCGAATTTTAGCAACTCTACTCCATCCAATTTTTCTATTCTCCGCGCTCATCGGTTGCATTTTTTCAAATAATTTTATTCGCAACGGTATATCTAGGTAATGAAAGTTAATACCTATAAACCCATCTTTTAATTTTTTAATAGGTATAGTCAAAGGAAAAACATCATAATAAGGCAATGTTTCCTCATGTTTCGGTTGATAATAATATAAATTCATCAAACCATAAGTTGGTCGTAAAGTTTTATTATCACTTTTCCGTATATTCCTTATAAAATTTGCTTCAGTGATTGGTTTATTCGGTACAATATCTCGCACCTTCTCTCTATACCATCTGGTAGATAGATCCCTACCCGCAGCAAGAGTTGTAACCTCTTTTATATAATCATCTAATGTTTTAGCCATATTAACTATTTATAACAAAAAAAAGGGACCCAATGGGTCCCTTTCTCGAATCGGTGTAGTGTAAGTTACCCTTCTTCAGCCAATTTGGCAAAATAAGATAATGTTTCATCATCACCAGTAGAAGGTTTATCCTCTACTTTAGTAGTAGCTTCTGGTTTGCCAAACTTCTTATCAGCTGTTGCTATCTGATCTTCCTTTGACATAACCTCTGCTGTGGTCGAACCAACACCAGTACCAGAAAGTACCTGATGAAGTTTTTGCTTCAACTCATCATAGGACTTAAACTGGTCCGGTGCAGCAAAGTCTTGTAAACTATGCTCTCCCTTCCAAATAGTCTCCAGCTCATCATCATCATCTGACAGTGCAGTTTGTCCTGCAAATTCAGACTTATCATAATTCCAATAACCATCGACCTTGCGAATTTTCAATTTGAAATCCGCACCCTTCCAAAGGTCAAATGGGTTGAGTGGAGTTTCATCCTCAAAAGCAGGATTCATTGCTTCGGTAAGCTTATCAAAAATTTTCTTGCCATACTTAAACAAGAACACCTTACCTTCACGCTCCGGATGTTTTGGATCACTAACAACATAAATGTTGCTATAATACTTTAGTACCCGCTTTTGCTTACGAGCTGTATCCTTATCAGCATCATTGCCACTATTCCAAAGTTCTGTATTATATTCTGATACAGGATCCTTTTTATTGATAGTAGTCAAACTATTCTCAATGTACCAACCACCCGGGCCATTGAATGCGTGATTCCACATACGAACCCAAGGAAGCTCCTCACCGTCAGGCTGTGGCAAAAATCGAATAACAGCATAACCATTACCTGATTTATCCAATTCTGGTTTCCAAAATCGGTCATCTTGGTAATTATTATTCTGTTGGGGGTTACTTAACTTTTCAAGTTCTGTTTGAAGTTTGTCAAATTTACCTGAAGTTTTCTTTAATGTTGCAAAACTCATATTTTATATTCTCCGTATTTGTCTTGTGTTTGATAAAACTGTATAAGCGCTTTATCATTACTATTTATAATAACATTATTACTTAATATTGTCAATAGTTTTTTCAAATTCTTCCATATCTATTTGCTTAAAATTTCTTATACCTTTCCATTCGGGAACTTTATCTTGCGATAACTCATTATCAACTACAACTCTATAAAAATTAACATAAGGATTCTCTGTGAAAATTTGGCCCAAATGAAATACCCAATTATCCGCATCTATTTTTGGTTTATCAGCTGGTAAGTAATTATCAGACCCTTTATATACATTATTAATTTTAGATGGACTCTGTAAATCGTGTCCTATTAAAAATACATTATTCGCACTAAATTCCTCACACGCTAATTTAACAGCAGTTGGCCCAGCATCCAATCCTTCAAAAGGAATATTCAACACTCTATCTTCTAAATAAGTCCAAGTAATCCAATACTTCGGCAGTCCGGCACCATGTTCTATTAACCCATCCTTTTCTGCGCCGTGCATTACAAATTCGTCAGAATCCGGTGAGGCTATTATTTCATTTATATTAGTAGAAAAAATATTAGTAGTAAGACCAACATAAGCGTCTGAAGGCAATCTATTCCAATTGTTGAAGTAACATATATGATCCTTCGCGTAACCTGATCTATAAATTTCATGCATCATACCTCGGTCAATGGCTACAACTATATCGGGCTCAAAGTCACGATATATAGCATTAGCACCAATAATTGAACAACGTTTTTTTAACTCATCTAAATCTAAACCCAATCGGCTCTCACCATTACCTAAACAAATTATATTCACCCCTACTTCCTCAATGCATTCCAAGAAATAGGAAATATATCTGAAGCAATTTCATCAATCTGCCATGCTATATCCTGTGTTTCTTTTTGTGCATCCTTTTTACACCGCAGATTACAAACCCTGGCAAAGGCATATACGCTCCCTGTCCAATACCAACTTGTATACATATTCTGAGGTAAAATCATTCTAGCCTGTTCTGGTGATACACCGGCCTCAATCATTTTATTGTATGAATGTTCGGCTTCTTTACAAACCTTTCTTAGAGCCGATCCTACACGCTCCTCCCTATCAATCCATTCAATTTCCTCATTACTACTACCTTGTTTCTTATCTTCTGCACAACCTCTCCACACCTCAGGAAAATAAAACTCTGGTTTACTATCAACATAACGGCGAGATATTTCATTCCATACCAAGCCCACCTGGTGCTTTACCAATTGTCGTGCAACGAAAATAGGAGCGGACACCCTTATCTGTATAGATGTGTGTGCAAATGGAGACCAATGTTCATGTTGAGCAAGATACTTAATCAATCGTTGATCTTTTTCTTCCAAATTATATAAGATTTTCCAATCAGACTCCTTATCAAAAGATACCCGAGCGGCATTTACTACTGACAAATCACTACCCATACTATCTATTAATTCAGCTTTCATCTTAAATCATCACCAAATATTTGTAACTGGTCATTATGCTCATCACTCCAAGAACCAATATCTAAAGTTTTTAAATCAAACTCTCGGTCCATATATTTCCATTCTATTTTAACTGGACTAAAGGCCTTTAAGAAGTCAAATACAATCTGTGGATCAAATGGCCCACAAGTATACACGTCCAACTGCATCAATGCGGGGAAGGCTTCTTCCCATACATGGACAGCAATGTGACTGGTTTCTATAATAGCAACCGCAGTTAGTCCT